CCCCTTTCGGGGCTTCAATCTAAGTTACATTTAGTAACTTAGGGACCAATATCGGACCTCAACACATCGGCGATTGCGGATTGTCGAGTTGTAGTAGGAGTACACCTTTATGCAATTACTAGGCAGAGAAAGAGAAACTTATTGGTCGGAGTCTGAGACTACCGACTATAAGAATAATGGCTCGCACATAGCATATTATAACTTTCTTAAGAAAGAAAGTCATAAACATATGCTTGGGCAGGACATTCCTCAATACTTTGCTCGTAAAGCTAAAGGAGAGCTTTTACCATTAACACCCTTCTCATATTTCGACATGACTGGTGAAGTCATTGGCGATTTAGAGACCTGGTATAGCACTAGCCATTACACTTATAGTAAAGGCCGCGTGTTTACCAGTTTATGGCGATTGGGCGAGGCAGATTTGGAGACATATTATGCGGAGGTCGATAAAACGATGCTCCCTATATATGTTCAAAAAGCTGCCAGTGATGCTTACTCGCAGGGCCACGATACTTTAACATTTCTAGTTGAGTTGAAGAAGAGTTTAGCACTCTTCGGCAACTTGCAAGAACGCTTTCGGGCGTTGTTGCAAGCTAAAAATGTAGCCAGAAATTGGCTAGAGTATCGTTATGGATGGCGGATCTTGTATTACGATGTAATCGATATACAAAAGACCTTAGCCAACCTAAATGGAGAACGGGAACGTGTCAGTCAACATGCCGGTAATTCTTTACCTACCCGCACGGTGACTGATTACGACTCTGTCGACTGGGGCTGGTACGATATACGCTGGGTAGCGCATACTGTACTAGACGTCAGTTTAAGAGGTTCCGTTGTAGCCGATTTTGAACCACCAAAGTTCCAATTCAACCCATTCGTAACCGGATGGGAATTGATAAAGTTTTCTTTTATCGTTGATTGGTTCTTAAATGTGGGTCAATGGCTTCAAGCTCTAAGTTTTGCTGCGTTAGCTACCAACTACTTTGCGGCCACTGGGGTTAAAATCTCAGCGACGCGTTATAGTGGGGTAGACTGGATGGGTAACTTCCAATCGGGAGTTACCGCTACAACATCCATGTCTGGCTTATCTCAAGCCAGCTACACAGTTCGAACTCCTACTTCTGTGGATTTATCTCCGCAGATCAACGTCAGACTTGACGTCCCGAAGCTTTTAGACATCGGGGCTCTTCTTGGTTCTTTACATTATAAGGACCTTGAAAAGTTGATCAAACTATAGGAGAAGTAAATATGGCTGCCATGACGACAGCTCTCACAGAGTTTTCCGATACTGGAAACTCTCGCACTTACACTGTTCCTGGGCACACAGCTTCGAAACCGAAGAAAGTGCTGCAGCGGCGTAAGGTTCCCACCGGAAACCAGGTTGTTCTAGAGGATACAGTAATGGTCCTCTATGCAACCGAAGATTCCACGGGTGCGGTTTTACCGCAAAGTGATTCTATCACTGTTACCATCAAACGTCCCACTTCTGGGATTGCTGCTGATATGACTGCACTACTGACTCTATTTCGCGAAATTGTTGCGAGTGATGAGTTCGGTAATACAGTCGACACGCAAGAATACCTTTCATAAGGTCTTAACCTTATGAAGTATTCAGATTATGTCTTGTTACTAGTCTCACTTCTTGTGGGCCTAGGCGCAGCCATGATAGCGTGTACAGTTGACCCGCGCATTTCCGATCCTTTGTGGCCTCTCTATGATAAAATCATAGAAGCTGCCGGGGATCGGATAGTAGAGTCGCCAATCTTGGCTTCTACTACTACCGAGAAATCGGATACGCCAGAAAGTGCTAACGTCAACGATATCTTGGAAGTCCAGAAGATGGAATTCCTTGATACACGTGTAGATTGCATTTTTCTGTCGGGGTCTCCTAAACCTGAGCTTGCTTGTAATAAGGCCTTAGTGTAAACTAAGGTCGTATTTAGGCTTGTTCAGACAATGGGAGTTTACAACTGTAACAGTTATTAACTTTCGTTAATTGATAGAATAGGAGCGTTCAACTATGAACTTCCAGACGTTTACATACGACGTGAGTCGCTGTTACGTTCACGACCTTAAAGGCAAGATAGACGAGGGACTCCGGCAAAAGATCCTTGGTTGGATCCGTAGTCGGAATATTTCTCGTCTTACTTCCTGCTTAGACTCTTTTCCTCATGCATATACATGTGAGGAAGACACACTGGTCGCTAGGCAAATCGCAGCGTTCTTTAAGAAGAATGCTGCATTTTCCGATCCTTCGATTTGTACCGCATCAGCTTATGACTCGTTCTTACGAGCAGAGCGCATTTGCGGGATAACAAACAAAAGGCTAGATTACTATTACATGCATGAGGATCGACTAGACCCTCAATTGCGACGTGATATTAATCGAACGACCGGTATCATCGCTGATACCTTAGGTGTGTTCAATGATTTCTTTTCAGATTTGCCGAAAAGAATCAGAGTCACAGCGGGCGCTACTGCAACACGTTCCCGACGTGAGTCGCTTCCGTATCTCAAGATGAGATTTCGGAGGCTTCCTGCGTCGGATAGTGCGATTCCTTATTTGAGAGCTTTGGGAACCTATTACGGGTTCAACAAAGTGACATTTAAGGTAACGAACTATAATCGTGTTCAAACTGTTCCGAAGAATTGGGAAACAGATCGTACTATCGCATGTGAGCCAGAGGGCAACCTTGTCCTCCAGCTCGCTCTTGATAGCTACATTAAGGAATGTCTCCATAGTTTAGGAGTCAACCTGTCTGACCAATTCCGAAATCAGAGACTCGCCAAAGAAGGATCTATAAACGATGATCTCGTTACATTAGATCTCTCGATGGCTTCCGATACTGCTGCATACAATGCCGTGGCTTGGCTTACGCCATCACCATGGTTTAAATATGCTGCAGATATCCGTGTCCAGGAAGGACACGGCTTCGGAAGGACGTTTAAGTATAACAAATTCTCCAGTATGGGGAATGGTGCTACTTTTACGCTTGAGACACTGATATTCGCTGCCTTTTGTAAAGCCTCTGGAGCTACTCGGATGGCCGTCTATGGTGATGATTTAATCGTCAACAAGGAATGCCTACCGAGACTCTATGCTTTACTTAAGTTCTTTGGGTTCCAATTAAACCGTAATAAAAGTTTCACTTCCGGCCCTTTTAGGGAAAGTTGTGGAACCGATTGGTTTAATGGTCGAGATGTTACACCTTTCTATTTGCGTTCTGGCGGGAAGCTCAAATCAGAGCTTTGCCATAACATAAACGGATTGGCTAGCATCGCAACTCTCGGCGGCAAGTTACATGAGTATTTGCGCAACCTCATAATTGAGGAGCGTTTACCTTTTGTACCTTTCAACGAGAGTTCGATAAGCGGAGTGTGGATCGATTCACACGAAGCTTATTCCCAAAGGATAATACGGTCCGAGAAGCATACCTCGTCGCTTCGTTTTAAGGCTTATGTGCCCAAAACGAAGAACAGAGATATTCGGACTTTCTCTACTTACTTCTTGTGGCATTTAGATGCCGCTCGAAGAAACGATGTGCTTGTTGATGAACGTTTTCCTATTCATCTCAGGCCTATCGTAGGAGAGAACTGTATTATCCGCAGTTCGGTGCCCATTTTCAGTCACAAGTATGTGCGAAAGTGGGTCTACTGGCTTCCGCCAGTAGTGGCTACTCCTGTTCACCTTTATTGGTGGACAGACTTTATCACCGCCGTGAGGCCGAGATAAAGCAGAAGTAGGGACAAGGATGTCCAGTCAAGC